GCCAGCGCGCCGCCTTCACCGTCCGGGCCTTCGTACTTCACCCGCATATCCTCGACGATTGAGGTGGATTGCGTGATGGATCCGGCGGCATCCATGGCAAGGCGATAGCCCATGGCCGTCACGAAATGCGCGGGCCAGTCGGCCACGGTGTCGCACTCGGCGATGTAGCGGATACGCGGTGTGCTATCGCTGGAGGTTAGCAGGAAACGACCTTCGACTGCCGCGCTGACATAGCTGCGGTCGCCGCGAGGCGCGGGCAGCCAGCGCACGCAATCGGCGGGCAGCTGGTATTGCCACCCGTCTTCTACCTTCTCTGACTTGTTGAGCGTTGCACGCCTGATCGCGAAATTCCAAGGATGCTCGGCCAGCAGGTCGCGCACCGCCTGATCCCACAACTCGTTGAGCTGATCGGTCCACGGCTTGCCATCATCCGTGTTTGCGGTGCGGTTCGTCGAACCCAGCAGCGCAAGTGCGCGGTTGTAGATGCGGGCCTGTGTCGGTGTCTTCAGCGCCATCGCCATCCCTCCGCGCGTTTGAGAAATTGAGCGCGCCGCCCCAGGCATCCACCCCTCCCGCCATGCGCGACGAAAGGGACCGGAGCGGCGCGCCCGCCCGGCCGCGTCAGCGGCGCGAGTATTCGGTATCGATAATCAGGCTGCCTGCCGGGATCGCAGCGCCGCTAACGGTGGCGATAATATCCTCGGCTTCTTCCAGCGCGTCATATCCTGCTGCGGTCGGCAGCACGATGCGACGGCCAGACGTGGCGTTGGGCAATGCGCCAGCGGCCAGATACTTGTCCGGATCGTCGGCAGTGCCGATAGCGATGCTGGCGGCGGCCATGTTTGATGTTGCGGTAATTTCGAATGCGCGGATCGCGTCGCCCGACTTTGCCTTGCCGAGGGTCAGCGTGTCCGAGACTGCCGCGATATTGCCTGCACTGGTGAAGGTGCAGCGACGGCGGCGAATGCCTGCATTGAAGATGATACCCGAAGCTTTGCCGAGCTTGTCGCCATCGACGACGCCCGCCAGTTCGGTTGGAATTCTCACTGCCATGGTTTTGGTCCTCTGTCTGGCTTCCCGCCCGGATTGGTCGGATCGTCGCCTTGGGGGTGGCCCTGCCTGTCAGGCCGCAATGCAATGCGGCGGGGCCGAAGCCCCGCCAGCTGCGATTAGGCGCTGTGGTCGATGACCAGCTGGTAAGTCTTCGCTTCGTCCACGCGGACGACTGCCGAACAGGCTTCCGCGTAGATTTGCGTCGAGTGCTTCTTGTCGTTGCGCTCGGTGATCTTGCCCCAGAACTCGGTCCACACCCCACGGTGAAGGCCGGAAGGCACAAATGCGGGCAGCGCGATGTGGTTAGGTGCGGGCACCAGAAGGTCCACCGCATCGCCAAACGCCTTGCGGCTTTTCAGGTTCGCACGAACGAACCGGAAGCCTAGCCACGGCTTGATTTCACCGCGCACCAATGGGCGAGTTTCGTTGAAGTCGGCATCGACATACTCGGTGATGCTGAGCAGGTCAGTTTCGCTTTCCGGATCGAGCAGGATAACTGGCTCTTCGGACTCGGTATCAACGTCGCCAAGGTTCATCTGCTCGCGGAGCTTGAGCAACGCGGCCTTCGTGAAGCCAGCGCCAAGATCAATGATGTTGTTGCCATCGAAGGGCACGGCGGTGTCGCCGTCTTCGCCGGTCCAGCCATTACCGAAGTAGCCCTTGAGCCACTGCTTGTCGTGATAGCGGCGAACGGCCAGGCCGGTCGACTTCGCGATCGGGCTATTCAGATCGACCTTCGTTTGCTTCTGATCGTCACGGTCGATCAGCGGTGCAACATCGGCACTTTTCGGCTTCTTGATGAAGCGGCGCTCGACATTCACATCGGTGTTGTTGGTGTCTTCGTTCCGGGCCTGCTTTTCCTCAAGGTCGAGGTGGCCGAACCGGTCGATCAGCTGAGCACCCTTGTCCTGATAGCTACCGTCGCTGCCATGCAGCGGAGACAGCTTTCCGGGGGTCTGGTTAAGTTCATGCTCTACTGCGAGGGTATACTCGACAGTGCGGACTTCATCGTATGCGTCGTCGGCCATCTGGCACTCCATCGAAAATCAGGGTTCACTGGGTTTCGACCGGGATGGCCGCCATGGAGGCGGGGCCTGTCTGGCGCATGTCGCGGCGCTTTTCGCGCCCGCCTCTTTGGCGGGGAAGCACCGGGGCCGGGAGCGATGCTCACCGGGATGGCCGGAAACCGGGCGGGACGCTGGGTCCAACAGGGAGAGGCATGAAACTTCCCGCCCGGTACGGCCTGATAATTCTTCTCTTAGAAGATTTTTGTCAACCCTACTTTTGCGCTGCCGCCTTCCTTAGCTGGTCATAACGCGCGAATTCGGCACTGTTTTTGTCTTCCAGCTTCTTGGCGACTTCCGGATCGTTCTGCATTTCGCGGGCCGCTTTCATCGCATCTTCGCCTTTCAGGCCGCCTAGCGCCAAGTTGATATCATTCGCATCGACCCGGCCAAGTTCGCCTGTTTTCTCGGCGATTGCGAAAAGCGTCCGAAGCGTGTTCCCAGTGCCGATCATGCGCGACAAGTCTTCCTCAAACTTGGGTTCGATACCCAGCTTGTTGAGCATGTTCGTCGCGGCCATCTTGCCGCGCTCGAATTCCGTCTTGCCCATTTCCGCTTCGAGCGCGTCGAATTCCTCCTGCCCCTTGCGATCCAGTGCCGCCTGCTGCTCGGCCACGAACTTGTTGTTTGCTTCGACCAGTTTGTTGACCTGCTGGGGCAGCAGACCTGCACCATGGAACACGGGTCGCATGGCGTCGGCAAAGTCCGTGCCGCTGCCATCGGGTAACTCGATTTCATACGCATCTGCGCTTTCCGGCCGCACGGCGGCAGCAAAGCGATCGAAGCTTTCGGGATCGTCGTCCTTCGGCAGTACGACCTTGCTCTTGGCAACCTTGTGCGCCTCCAGATGGCCACGCGCCAGATCCTCGACCGACTTGTACCGGCCCAAGGTTGCGTCGCCTTTCAACTCGTCAGGCAGAGCGGAAAGCCACTCTGCAGCAGCTTCCTGCTGCTGGGTTTCCTGTTCATCGCGACCTAGTAGGCCAGTCTGCTGCTGTTGCTCAGTTTGCTGTTGCTCAGTTTGCTGCTGCTGCTGCTCAGTCTGCTGCTGTTCGGTAGCGGTGGATGCTTCGCTCATGTCATTCCTCGTCGTTTATGGTTTCGGTTAAGTCGGTTTCCAGCTGGCGCAGCCTCGCGTCGTCGAGGCGGAACCGCCCGAAAAGATGCAGCACGACGCGGCGCTGGCCTTCCAGCGCGGCAAGCTCCTGCGCGTCGAGCGACAGGCTCGCGCGGCCCAGCTCGCTGCGGTCGATCAGGTCGTTCAGCACAAGCTGCTGATCTTTCGCGGTCGCTGCGCCTGGCTGCAGGAACACGCGCCGATACGCTTTGGTCAGTCGGATCGTATCGAAAAGCTTGCCGCGCAGCTTCGCGCGCTCGCTTCGCGCCGCCCGCTCGACAGCGGCCAGTTCGGCAGTAAGCGACATTGGACGGTCAGCCATTTGGCACCGCGTCGCTCAAGTCCTTCGCCGTCTTGCCGATCGCGGGCAGGGCGGTGATCAGTTCGCCCAGCTCGCCAGCCTGCTGGTTTTCGACCTTGCGCTGGTTGCGTTCGTCCGTTTCGGCCTCCCAGCTTGCGGGAATACCGTTGATGCGGCCCATCGCATCCATGACCTTTTCCAGCGGCCATTTCTCGGTGAAGCGGTTCCACGCCTCTTGTCCGGTCGGGCTCTGGAATATCGGGGTGAACTGTTCGAGCAGTCGCCAGTACCCGGCAGCCGCCCCGGCATCCTGCGCGCGGCTCAGGCCGTTATCGTAGCTCACGCTCATAAGCGCCATGCCACCTTCGATGGCCTCGGCCACCTCGCCCGGCATGTCGTCGAACTCGCCCATTTCGTCCATGAGGTCGATTTCGCGGTCCAGCATTGGGGAAAGCCACTCGGTTTCCTGATTGGCCAGCGGGGCGAGCAACATGCCCTTTTCTTCCTCACGCTGGTACAGCTGGCTGTCCGTCACGTGGCTTTTCAGGTCCTGCCGAATCTGCAGCATGTCGACGAAGAACGCGCGGTCGATCAGGGTCTGCATGCGCTGCAACAGCTCCATGCTCCCGCTCATGTCGCTGCCTTCAAGCAACGGCACCAGCTTGCGATTGCCGCGATGATCGATTGCGCCATAGGTAACTTGGTGCGCGGCGTACTTGATCGTCTGATCCAGCATGTCGCTATGCGCGCCCAGTGGCGGCATGGCTGCCAGCTCGCTGGCAAGGATCATGTCCTGCACCATCTGCTGACTTGCGCGCACGGCAGGCAGCACGGTGAACGCCGGGCAGCGTCCATAGTCCTCGTTAGGCGCTACAGAATACCGGCTGACTATGCGCGGCATCGACCGATAGCCGCCATTCTTGAATACCTGCCCGCCTTGATCGCGGCAGAAATAGCAACCGGCCCACGGCTTGCCTTTCCAGTCGATGCGCGATGGATCGAATTCGCGGTTCGGCTTGACCACATGAATGAACCGGAAGGTCGCTGTGGGACGCTTGTCGCGTATCGCCTTCTTCACGCACTCCGGCGCATCGTCGCGAAACGCACTGAAGGCTTTTTCCGCCGTCCAGGTGAACGTGAAATGGACCGTTGAAACCAGCCCCATGTGGTCTGTCTTGACGTAAACCTGCCCGATGAAATCGGACTGGTAAGACAGACCAACCGGGTTGCCGAGCATATCGCGGCGGATATCCGGCCACATACTTTGGGAACCCATCGCCAGCAGGCTGCCCACGCTTTCGTGCACCTGCCCGGTAAAACCGCTCTTGGGATCGTTGCGATATTTGAACAGCAGCCGGTTCTTGGCCTCGACCCATTCACGGACATGGCGCTGCTTCATCAAATCTTCGTCGGGCAATTCCCACCGCTGCCACAACTGGCCGCGCGGCATCACATAACCTTCAAACAGGCTGATGGCCTGCTCGATGCTTTGCTGCGCGTGCGGATCGAAAATCCGGGCGTCCATGCTCGGCCCTCTCGATCCGCCTGCAGTGGTCCATGCCATCGCGTCGAACTGCTGGTGGCCGGGAAGGAACCATATGGCCGCATCGCGCATCATCTGCTCGAAGGGCTGGCGCGCCTGCTCCATCTCGCTCTGTTCTTGCTCGATTTCTTTTGCGTCCCACATGGTCCCGTCCTTTGCCGGTCAGCTGGCTTAGAGGTTGAAGGCGATGAAGCGCGCCGGCACCAGGGCCAGCTTGCCGCCGCCACCAATCAGCGGCACAGCCCAGCGCACTCGGGCGATATTGCGGCCGTTTTCGTCCAGGGCGACAACCTGCTGTAGTTCGACGCGCGGCTTCTCGCGCTTGAGCTCGACGCTACGATTGAAGACTGCCTTGCCGTTGCGCAGCTGCACTTCGCCCGGCTCTGGCGTGATCTTGAACAGCACTGCGCCCTTGGCATCGCAGAACGCCAGTTCCGCGATGTCGTTGACCAATGTCTTCGCTTTGCGCTCGCCCTTGCTGGCCATGTCACCTTCGGCAATCACCTCGCGCACGCGGGCACCTTCGAGGCGTTCGATTTCAAGGAAGATGGGGGCGAGGGCGTGGACCGTATGCCGGAACAGCGCATCCTTGGCCTGCTGTTCGCTCGGCAGCTGATCGAACGGCACCATGCACGGATGCTCTTTCTTCTCGGCGTCCTTCGTCTCGCCGAACGTCCAACCGTCAGCATGCTTCTGCAAAACCCAGTTATCGTGGCTGGCGCTGTCACCGGCTCCCGGATTTTCGATGTGGAATTCTACACCGGCCAGTGCCGACACGCGCTGCCATTCTGGCGCATCGTCCCACGGCTGCTGGCTGTCGTCGCCAAGCGCGGCGCAGTAGGCGCGGTTCGTTTCATGCGCGGCCTCGGCAATGCGGGCCTTGCTGACCGGCGACAGATCGACGCCGGGACTCACTGCGCGGCGATTGCTGATTTCCCCCTGCAGCAGAGACAGCATGCCCTTGCGGGGATCGCTGGCCCCGCGCTCTGCAGCTTCCATCGCGGTCAGCTGGTTGAAGGAATAATCGCCCAGCTTTGGGCCTAGCTTTTTGTCGGTCGTTTTGCTCACGTCCTTGGGGTCGAAGTCGTCCATCGTCATGTTCTCCTCTTAGCTTCCGCGCCCCAGCAGGCTGCGCTTGGGTCCGGTGAATGCCTCGCCCGCGCCGAAACCCGTACGCCGGTTGGCGCTGGTGCCACGGCGGCGGGAAAGAACATCGTTGCGTTCGGCCCGTTCGCGGGCCTCGATGCGCGTCGGTTGAGGGGTCTGCTGGACCTGCTTTGGCTTCTTCGACAGCGCCTTGGCTGCCAGCGAACCGCCAATGCCGATCACTGCCGGAAGAATGAATGGAACCGCTGCTGCCACTGCCGCCTCCTATGCGCGCCCGCGATGGGCGAAATACCCGTCGCCGTAATCGACCTTGCCGCCCTGCGACCGCATGCTGCCGCCGCGCTGCCAACCGCCGAGGCGATTGATCATTACAGGGCGGTTCTGCAGGCCGAGCATCAGCTCGCCTGCCGCGTCGCAGACATGGCTTTCGTCGTTCTTGACCGGGATGGAGCGAAAGCGGCCTGTGGCATTGCTGCCTTTGCCGATCGTCACGCGCTCCAGAATGTATCGCTTGGAATAGCCACGATGCAGCACCTTCGCGCGTGGGCTGACCAGCAGACTGGGTTCGCCGCCCTTGAGGCGCGTCAACCGCTTGCGCACGGCAGATAGCCGCGGTTCGATCCTGTTGCCGGGATCGCCACCGGGGCTGTTTCGCTCCACCGGAAATTCCTCGAGGAATTCCGCAAGGAAGTCGTAGCCATCTTCCTCGGTCCCGAAATCGATGGCCGGGTCATAGAACAGAACGCCGGGCACGCATTCGGGATAGCGGTCTGCCACCACCATGGCGCAGCGTTCACCAAAGGCGCGCGCACCGAGGCGGCGCAGCTGCGTCGTCTTCTCGGGATCGTAAAGCACTACCTCATCCAGCAGGCGCAGCTGATCCAGCTCGTCATCCAGCTGAGCAATAACAAGCGCGGGCGTGCGCCCGCCGTCCAGCCCGAACAGCAACGGAAGATCCGGCTTCGCCTCCAGCTCGTAACTCGCGCGGTGAATTTCGGTATTGTATTCCGGGAACACGCGCTGGCCGGAAAACACCGATCCGAAGCGATTGTGAACGAAACGGTTTATGTGATGCTCGGGCATGCCCGACGCAATCAGACCCTCGTAATAGCCATCCGGGAGGTTGCGCTTGTTCTCCGCATCCGGCTCCAGTCCGCCCGGTTGCTTGTGGAACCCGATCCCGTACCGATCGCCGACCTTGGCCCGCAGCGCCTCCAGCGCCTTTTCGTCCACTGGAAGCTTCTGCTCCACCAGCAGTTCATAGGTCCAGTTGTCTTCGTCCGGCGCGTTGAAGTCGGCAATCACGCCGTACCAGCGGCACCCGCCATCCTTCGTGCTGGGGTAACGCCCGCAGCGCGGCAGGCCAAACTGCAAGACACTCTTGTCCAGCGTATCGACTTCGTTCAGCCACAGCCATGTCAGCTCCAGCCCCTTGAGAACGTCCTCCGCTTTCTGGTCGCCCATAGCGCGGAAATACACGTCCATTTCGATTTCGACCGGGGGCTGGCCATCCATCAGCGCCACGCGCATGCGCACCGTGTGCCGCATCTGCCGGCCGTTCCAAGTGCTGCCCGGCATGTCCTTCGGGAACCACGTGAACCAGCTTTCCAGCACGTTCGTTTCTAGCTGGCCGTATGTGTCGCGCACGATGCAGCCCCGGCTGCGACGAACGCCGTCCGGTCCGGGGTTCTGCCACAGCGTCATCAGCACTGCCTTGCGGATACAGCTCGTCGTCTTGGCGGAACCGTAAGGCCCCATGATCGCGGTAATCAGTCTCTCGTCATTGACGAACGACTCCGCGACCGGCCCGACCGGCGCCATAAGCGAGACGGCTGATTGCGCGTGGCTCATGCGTCAGGCTCGGCGTTGGCTAGTTCGAGCAGCACATCTGCGTGGCATGGCTCACCCCGCTTGCACCAGCAGGCGAGGTTCTTGCCGCGAATTTCAGCAAGCAACGGGGCGAATACAGGGCGAAATGCAGTCTGCGCCCATAGAAATTTGAACAGAGTTACTGCCAATTCAGGGGTTATCGTTCGCCCCGTCACCGGATCGACGCTGCCGACGTTGTAGGGATTGCCAAGCCGCTTGTTGGTTCGATCGACCTTCACCGTGTTGGCAGGCATCCGCCAACCCTTCTCGCGGGATAGCTGGACACGCTCAGGCATCGTCTTCGCCCTCCGCGACTGCATCGTCCTCGACTTCGACGAACTCGCCGTCCTGGATGAATTTCTCGCCGTCGAACTGCAGGCCCACGATATCGGCAGCATCGATCCGCCCCTTCGACAGCGCCTTGGCGAGCAGGTCGCCCGCCAGTCGCGTCACCTTGTCGGATTCGTCGAAGTGTTGCGCGGCACCGGGTGCGGCCATGACGATCGTGGGGATATTCTCCATATCCACTTCGACCTTCGTGGCCTGCTTTTGCTCGACGTACTCGCTGACCGTCTTGGCTGCCTGCAGCTGCAGATTGAGCGCGGCCAGAGCCACCTTGCCCGGCGCGCTCGCCCGCGACTTCGCCGCACGCTCCAGCGCCTCGCATGCGTCGGCAAGGCGGTCGATACCCTCGCGGTTCTCCGCATCGCGATTGCCACGCGACAGTTCTCGCACTCGGCCCGGCAGATCCACTAGCAGTTCGTCCAGCTTCTCCTGTCGCTCCACCGTGCCGTCAGCGACAAGCACC